TTTTTAGTATCAACGACACCGTTTTCGATGTCATCATCTACGAGTCGAATAGACAGGTTGGCTTCGTTATCCCAGTGCTTCGTTTTGAATTGCGGAATGAATTTGCTCGGCTCTTTCGAGTCACCAATTTCAATCTCTACTTTTCTCTTTTTGTTAGCTACCTTGTTACGCACAAAAGTCTCACCTGTGATGGCGAACTTGTCTTTCATCTTTTGTGAGATTTTTGTTGGTAGCTTGGACATTATGTAACTTTGGTGGGGTTGTAGTCTCTATCTGCCGTTATCATCAGCCTATCGTCTAGGAGAATGTGGTGATACATCGATTCTCCAGTATGAGTGTGCTGATATCCGAATACGTAGGACGTAAATCGCTCCGTAGAGACTGTTTCACCGTCTTTTTGATGTCTGATAAGGTTCTGCTTATAAAAGTGAAATATCTTCATTTTTGAGCTTATGAGTATGCTGTATTGCTTGCTCGTATCTTCAGTATTCACCATCGTAAACCGTTCTACTTCTTCCTGATTGATTTCAGTAAATTGATGGAACGTTCCTTGCTTATCGAATTGAACTAGCTCAGTACCGTCGGCATAGACTACTGCCCATATCCATCGCTCTAGTTTTACTTCTTCAGTTTCGCCTTTTTCATTCACGAATGTCCACTTTGTTGCTGGTGCGTATTGCATATAATTTTTCTAGTTTAATAAACGAAAGCCCACTACTGGCGGTAGTGAGCGTTCGCATTGGATTGCTGTCTACCGCATTGGATTGCGGACTATTCAGTTGTTATCGAGTCAAACGTTCACGTCCAAAGATTTGAACTTTCGCTCGTCTTTTGACTTTCAGTTTTTCCTCGACTGCTCCTTCACGTACTGACGTTAATTGCTTATCAATTGTCGCTTTCTGTTTTGCCTTGAGGCTACCAGTACGAGCTAGTGCTTTTTCTGCAATTCGCAAACCACGTACTCCTTGGTGTTCTAAGTCAGTTGGCTTGTAGCCAGTGACCTTGCTTGTGTGGTTTCGGTACTCCTCTACTGAGTTGAACTCTTCACCAGACAAACCGCAGATGTGTTTTTGAGTCATAGATTAAGCAGTTTCATCATACTGATAATTCAATGTAGTGGTGTTACCCGCTACGTCGCCTGAGTCAGTCTGAAGCTGATGAACGAAGTAATCGGAGTAGCCTACAGCGGTGATTTCACCAGTGAGACTTCCGCCGATACCTAAGTTCGCTCCAGTTGGTTCAGCCGTTGGCATTGCCTGAGTAGCAACCGTCGAAGTCGAAGCGGTAGGAGTTGCGTAGGTAGCTGCTCCACCATAACTCGATTCCCGAGCATTGGTTTCGTGAACAGTTGACCCTGCTAGTGCTCCAGTTCGCCAGACTTTGAGGTTGTCAATTTTAGACGAGCCACCCATTGCCGTTACGTGAAAGCGTTGCCACTTCTCGAACGAGTTTTCGCCAGCGATGATAGCTTCGTCAGTTGGATTGAGGTTAGCTGCATCAGCCGACCCCATATCTGAGTCAGTGATGTTATTCGTCACAGTTTCACCTGCTCCGTTTGATTCACTAATCTCGACTGTCGCCGCATATCCGTCTACTGGGTGAACTTTCAATAAATCAATCATAAGATTTTTTTATTTATCTGATAATGGGTACTACGCTTTTGGTGTGTCGATTTCGATTACCATTTCCTCTAGCAAGTCTTCTGCCTTTCGCAGTTTACCTTTACCATCGTCAGTCTTGATAAGGAAGTGCTTTGCAATTTCGTGCACCTTAACGTCGTCGATGTCAGTTCCGAACGATTCTACATACCGAGCTGGTTGCCCCTTGAATCGTGCGATTTCGCCTTTTACAGCGTAGAAACCTGCTACTAGGGTGTCAGTCTCATTCACATAAGATTTCACCTTGAGCCAGTAGTAGTTCAACTTGCCACCTTTCTTCGCAGATCCACTGTCTCCACCTTTTTCGGCAATCATTGCCTTGATTTCGTCAGTGGTATTTCCTGGAGTGAACTCGATGCCCAAACCAGTTGCTTCTGCTTGTACTTTTTCTTTAGCTGTTGCCATAGTAATTCAATTAGTTGAGTAATCAGTAAAGGGTAGCTCTAGGCTACCCAGTTACTTTAAGTAAGCCCTGTCAAAAGTCCGTGTGACTGTCCAACATTCTCTACCGCTAGACCGTACTTACCTTGTAGGGTTTCTACGTTCTGACGTGAGCTTGTGTTAGTTTCTGGTACAAAAGCAAGCGTATCGTTTACTTTCCAGCCTTTGACCATCTTTCGAGTGTCAACTACTGCCACCATATCATCTGGGAAATCGAGGTCTACTACAACTGGAAGTGCTCCAAGTCCATCGGCAAGGTAACGTTCGATGATTCGCCCTGCTGACTTGTCATTAACGTCCTGTCGAGTGGCATCTGCTGAAGTAAAGGCGTTGAACGCGTTTTTCTTAGCAACACTCATTACGATTGCGTTTGGTGAACCTCCTGCCATTCGGACATCATTCAAGATTCCCTTTAGAGCAGTTTCAGTGAATGCACCTCCAACGTTAGTCGAGATACCTCCTGATAGTTGCAACCAAGTTAGCAATCCACGTGTCATAGCGGGCTGACCTGCTGCTGGTGCTCGTGATACACCGTAGATAGATGACTGAGCTAGGTCACGAATGACTCGCTCCAGTGCTTCCATCTTGAGTACATCGGCTGTACGTCCAGTCTTTCGAGCTTGGTCGGTGTCAGCTTTAGACAGGTCGATTGACTCCTCTACCAGTTGCATATAGTTCGTGAACTTTGTAGTTCCTTCTGCCATTGCTTCTGGCTGTACTTTACCTTCTTCGTGAGCATTACCTACGATAGTCGCTACGATAGCTCCTGTGCCGTGGGCTTCTGCTACTGACTCTCCTGCTCCACGTTCGTAAACGTCTACAGTGAAAGCACTTCGGTCTACTGCTTTAACTACTACGATTTCGTTTTCAACTTTGAGAACGTCACCAATAGTAATTCGGTCAATTTCACCTGAAGCGACTGGCAGTGCAGTTACGTCGCCTGTACTGTCCCAGTCAGCTCCACTTCCTGAAGCGGTGACTGTTACTTGCGGGTTCGTGTAATTTCGAACTAAGATTTCAAACTCGTCGGTGATGAACGGAGTCGAACGTGGTGTGAACAAGTCCCATACTCGACCAAACTCTGAAGCGTTCTGAGGTGTAATACGTGCTGAAATAGCAAGTACCTCGGGGTCTAGCTTTGAATTGGCATCGGCTAGGGTTGTGTGCATTCCTAAATCCATAAATGTGATTTTAAGTTACTAAGTTTTTTGTGAGTCTGCTTTCGCTTTTCTCACTTCTTTGAGTTTTGTCGCAACTTCACCCATTCGAGCGTCTTCTTGATGCGTTCGTGAATCTTTCGCCATCAATTCGGTCAGCTCTTTGTCTAGTGCACCCTCTTCATCGGTTGGTGGGTCATTCTCGTTTGGTGGTACTCCACCTCCCTTGTTTGCCACCGTTACTCCGAACCATTGTGCGTTAGCAGAAATGTATTCGAGTTGTTGCCGACTCGAGAATCCATCTGGTATCAAACTCAGCTTCTCACTCTGAATTTGAGCTTTGACGTTCGTGAGGATTGTGTCGATAGTACCCTTATACTTTCCTAGCAATTCACTGTTCTTCTTGGCTTCGGACTCAGCAGTCTTTGCTTTGCCCTGTGCCGTTTCAGCTAACTTCTGCCATTCGCCATTCTTCTTTAGAGTTTCCTCTTCTGCTGTCTGCCTTGCGGCTTCAGCATCTTCAAGTTTCTTGCGGGCATCTGTATCTGATTGAACTAGCTTTGCTACCTCGGGGTTTAGTTTCTTCAACTCTTCTAACGATAGGGTAGATGCGTCTACTTTCGTGTCAGCGTCCTCGCTATCTTTAGGTGGGTCTGCTGGTGGGTCAGTTGGTGGTTCTTCTGTTTTGAAGACAACTGGCTTTCCATCGTCGCCTATCTTTGCCACATTGGGGTCATTCGGGTCGGCTTCGTAGGTTACTCCGTCAATCTCGACTGAGTCTGCGTTACCGTCGAACGAATAAGTGACAAATTTTTGGATTGTATTCATATAGTTTTAATTTGGACTGGGAGTTACAACCCAGAATGTTAAACATTTTCTTGTAGCCGAAGCTCTAGGACGTTAAACCTAGCGGTGTTTATAAATTCCTTCTACTCTCTTGCATTATACCCTTACCGATAAACTACACGCAAGTCAACGAAGCGAATTACGTGAGGTCTGGACGTAGTAGCATCGAGTGTCCGCAATTCGGGTGGAATGGTGGAATCTGCGTCAGCTTATCGTAAGTTTTTGAGTTGCCTGATATCGAGTACGTCTTACCCTCGAACGGAACGCATATCTTACAAGCTCCTGAGTGAGTCGAGACTTGAACAATGTCAGTGTCGAACTCGGCTGCTCTATTGATTACTCCCTCGTTACCAGACTTGATGATGTGAGTTCGGGCTAGCATCTTGCCGTAGTTCTGAAGTGACCATTTGCTACCCCCTCTATCGACGAGAACACTGAAGCCCTGATTGCCCAGTACATCTTTCACTTCGTTAGCAATCTCACGCATTCCTTGCCCTGTCGCTGTCCCTTTAATCATCTTGGCTCGGACTTGTCGCTTGAGCGTTTCGTTGAATTGATGCTCCACTCCTTTTATCAATCCATTCATACCGTTACCGAAGTCGAGATATGCGTCAGCCATAAGAGCATTGATAGCGTCTCTATGAATTGCAAACCCCTGTCCAACTGTGACTGTGGCTACTGTCAACTCTCCACCTATCTGCACTGAGGTCTTTTTGATAGTACCGTCGGCAATCTTCATACCCTCGACGTAGGATTCGCCCACAGCGGTCACTACCCAGTCTTTTATCTCATTATCGGCTACTTGGACTATTTTCTTCACGTTCTTCATCGCTTGGGCTTTTTTCTGTGTGGTTAGTTCGCCTGAAATTGCCTTGAGAACCTCTTTTGTAGCTTCATCGTCTAGTCTATCCAAAGTGGCTAGTAAAGCAGGGATATCAGCCTTTTCAGTTGCTACGTCGAGTGCTTTCTTTGCCATAGTGGGTTATGTGATTACGATTGCTAAACGAATGGTCAGTATCAGTGTGAATATAGCGAATAGGAATGTGAACCAGAGACATAGGAATGCTCGGAACATATATCGCCAGTCAACTTTCTTCAGGTGCTCTTCTAGGAGTGATGCGTTGTCACTGATTTCTTGAACTTTGTGAATGTGTGAGCCTTGTGGGAATTTCATACTACAGTTTGTTATCTGCGATTACTTTTGCGAATACTTCACCGAAGTTTGCTCGACTGAAGTCTGGTACATCGGCTTCGCCTACTTCTTTTTCAATCTCTTCTAGCAGGTTCACATAATCGAATGTGACTGATAACAGGTCGTGCCAGAATCGCTCCTGCTGTAGTTCTGGGGTCGCTTTCTTATTCACTTGGATAAGAAAATCATTATTGTCCCACACGTATGAATCTGAATCGAAGTCCACCATCTTTACTTTGACTGTTCGATTGCCTACTTCTACTGTCTTTGGAATTTTCATAACAATTATTTTATTGACTAAATAGTGGGTGCATTATTCGGGTCAACTGCT